ACCACCATTAAGTAATAGTGAGGTTCAACAATTAATTAAATCTGTAAATAGAAAAGGTTATGATAAATATAGATGCAAAGACGCACCAATCAATGCAGTCTGTCAATCTGGTTTATGTAGAACAAAAAGATTTGGTGTAGGATTTGGTGAAGAAGAGATGCCTGTGTTGGGTAACTTAACTAAATACAAATCAAATCCACCACAATGGTTTTTAGATGTAAGTGGAACGCGGATCGAATTAAAATCAGAACAACTTTATAGTCCACCATTATTTGCATTAGCGTGTTTAGATCAAGCTAATTTAGTTGTGCCTGTACCAAAACCAAAAGATTGGAAACAATATTTTTTAAAACCAATGATGACAAATTTACAAGAAGTAGAACCACTAGAATCATTAGATCCTATAAATGAACTTACAGGATTACTTCAAGATTGGACAACCAATAGACAAGCTGCAAGAACTTTAGATGATATATTTAACAAGCTACCATACACAGATGACAAAAGAGAATTTACATATTTTAGAATGGAAGACTTCTATAACTTCTGTAAGAAAAATCATTGGGATATGGATAAAATAAAAACAGGAAACTTAATTAAAAGATTAGAAAATATATTTGTGGAAGAGACTAGAATGACAATTAAAAAACAACAACCAAGACTTATTAAGATTAAAACTATGAAAAAGATAGAAGCTAGTTTATCTAAAGTCGCTTACCAACAGGATAACTTCTAATGAAAGATGATCAACTAAAACTATTTATGGAAGAAGAAAACATTTTTAAAAATATACAAACCAATACTAAACCGATTGATGTTGCAGAAATAATTCCAAACCATAACATAATTAAAAATCAATATTTTATTTACCCCACAGAAGGTAGACATCCTTTTTATGGATATCACGAAAGATTAAATACAATAGACTTTCCTTACATTTTAAATACAAATTACAGAGACAAAGGTATTGCAGAACATCATCATGTAGTCATTAGAGATACTATTGAGTATCCTTACGTAATGTTAAGAACAAGTGATACTACTAAAAGAGGAGGCACCAGAACTTGTAATATTTGTATACATAAGTTAGCAGCTAGAGCTTTCTTAAATCCAGGTAATTTAGATCCTTATGATTATGATGTAACTGTAGTGGATCACAAAGATAATAAACCATGGAACTATAGACTTAATAACTTAAGATTTGTAACTAGATCAGAAAATTCTAAAGGTGCGAGAGCAAGAACTAAAGAAGAGATTTTTAAAGTCGGACTTTTAAAAGGACTATTTTAATGAAGTATTCTAAAGATGTCGGTATCAATTGGCATTTAAGGTTTAGACAGGAGATAGACAGACTAACAAAAGAAGTAGAGGTATTACAGGCAAGACTAAACATAGCACAAAGAAAAATAAAAAAATATGAAAACAATAATACTAGGACCACCAGGTACAGGAAAAACAACAACGTTATTAAATTTAGTAGATGAATTTATACAACAAGGTGTTCGACCTAAACAGATAGGATACTTTTCTTTTACTAGAAAAGCAGCTACCGAAGCGGCAACGAGAGCTGCAGATAAATTTGGATTAGATATAGAAAACGATTTAGATAACTTTAGAACTCTACATTCTTATGCTTTTGGCCAACTTGGAATGACAAAAGAAAAGATGATGAAACCAGAGGATTACAAAGAGTTTGGTAAAAAATGTGGTATACCAATTAAAACAGCATCATACTCTGCAGATGATGGCACGTTTAATTCTGATAATGAATATCTAACAATAATAAATACAGCTGCAGTTAAAAGAATGGATCTACTAGAATACTATGATTCTCGTAAAAACATATTAGATATCGAACGCAATACTTTATATCTTTTGTCTGAAGAATTAAAGAGGTTTAAAAAAGAAAAAGGATTAAAAGATTTTAATGATTTGTTAGAAGATTTTATTGACAAAGATATCAATAACTCATTTGAAGTTTTATTTATAGATGAAGCACAAGACTTATCTCTTATACAATGGGATATGGTTAGAAAGCTTTGGTCAAATGCTAAAAAAACTTACATAGCAGGAGATGATGATCAAGCAATATTTAAATGGGCAGGTGCAGATGTGGATCACTTCATTGCACTTAAAGAGGAAGTAGATGATATTAAAACATTAGAACAATCTTATCGTATACCTGGTGGACCTATACACGAACTATCACAACATATAATAAGTAAAGTACAAAACAGATTTGATAAACAATATAAACCAAGAGATGATGAAGGAATTCTTCGTAGATATTCTGACATTACACAAGTAGATATGTCAAAAGGTAATTGGTTAGTGTTATCATCAGCTAATTATTTTTTAGATGATGCAAAAGATTTATGTGAACTTCAAGGGTGGTACTATCAATACAAAGGAAGAAATTCTATATCACTGAAACTATTGTTAGCATTAAACAATTGGGAATCTTGGAGAAAAGGTGAGATGTTAAATCATTTAGAAATAAAAAACATCTACGAATATTTAGGAGCCAATGTATTAGAAGGATTTAGAAAAGGTAAAACATTACACTCTGAAGAAAAATATACATTGGAGGATTGTAAAGCTAAACACGGATTGATAACCGATAAAGTATGGTTCGAATCTTTCGAAGGATTAGATACCATAACTGAAAACTACATTCGTAACATGAGGGCGAATGGAGAAACACTAAACAAAAACCCTCGTATAATAATGTCAACCATACACGGAGCGAAAGGAGGAGAAGCCGATAAAGTATTACTGATGCAAGACTTAACCAATGCAGCTCTTGAAACATTTAGTCACGACCCAGATGAATTACATAGATTATTTTATACTGGAGCGACGAGAGCGAAGCGTGAATTACACGTCTTGGATCCGAAGAACTTTGATCGTGCTTATATATTATGACACACAAAGATTTATTCAAAGCATCAACATATGATTCGTTGGAAAAGCAGGTCGGTGGGAAACACTATCGCAATATGAAAATTCAACCTGCACACTTTATAAACGAAAACAAGTTGCTTTTTGCAGAAGGCAACGCTATAAAGTATATCTGTAGACATCAGTCAAAAGGAAAAGAAGAGGACGTGAGAAAAGCAATACACTATTTAGAGATGATATTAGAAAGGGATTACTCGTGAGAAGTACACAGATCCCGTTGTTCACACCAGAAACAGAATGGGTCATGCCTGAAGAACTAAAAGATCTTAAAGGCTACAAAGAAATAGCAATTGACCTAGAAACAAATGATCCAAAACTTATAGAGTTAGGATCTGGTAACGTTACCGGTAATGGACACATAGCTGGAATTGCAATAGCAGTAGAAGGTTGGGCAGGATACTTTCCTATTTATCACGAATCAGGTGGCAACTTAGATAAAAAATTAGTTTACTCTTGGTTACAAGAAATTTTAAATCAAACAGATACTACCTTTATATTTCATAATGCAATGTATGATGTGTGTTGGTTAAGAACAGAAGGTCTTGTTGTTAAAGGTAAGATTGTAGACACTATGATAGCAGCGTCTTTAATTGATGAGAATAGATTATCTTATCAATTAAACACATTGTCTAAACATTACATTGGTATGGGTAAAGACGAAAACATTTTAAATGCAGCTGCAAAAGAATATGGATTAGATCCAAAGAAAGATATGTGGAGATTGCCTGCGTTATTTGTAGGTCAGTATGCAGAACGAGATGCAGAGGCAACACTTAAACTTTGGAAAAAATTAGAAACAGAACTTTACAAAGAAGAACTATGGGACGTATTTAATTTAGAAACTAAATTATTTCCTTGTTTAGTTGACATGAGATTCAAAGGTGTAAGAGTTGATCTTGAAAAAGCAGACAAAATTAAAAAAAATCTTATGCATCGAGAGGCTAAAATTGTCAGTAAAATCAAGGATTTAACAGGAGTTGATGTAGAAATACACGCAGCTAGATCTATCGCAAAAGCTTTTGATAAATTAAAACTACCATATGATCGAACAGAAAAAAGTAATGAACCTAGTTTTACAAAAAACTTTTTACAAAATCATCCACACGAACTTCCAAAACTAATTGCAGATGCAAGAGAAATAAATAAAGCACACACAACATTTATTGATTCTATAACTAAACACGCAGTCAATGGAAGAATCCACGCAGACATAAATCAAATTAGATCTGACAATGGTGGAACTGTTACAGGAAGATTCTCAATGTCAAATCCTAATCTACAACAGATTCCAGCAAGACATCCAGAGTTAGGTCCAATGATAAGATCTATCTTTGTACCAGAAGAAAAACATAAATGGGGATCATTTGACTATTCACAACAAGAACCTAGAATACTTGTGCACTACGCAAAGTTACAAAATCTAGAAGGTGTTGATGAAATTGTAGATGCATACAAAGCTGGTGATGCAGACTTCCACCAAGTTGTAGCTGACATGGCAGGTATTGAACGTAAGCAAGCCAAAACAATTAATCTTGGTTTGATGTATGGCATGGGTAAAAATAAATTAATGGCAGAACTAGGATTGATGAAAGATTCTGCAGAAAAACTAATTAAACAATATCACAGTAAAGCACCCTTTGTTAAACAACTAATGGAAAATGTTTCTCGTAAAGCAAACGATAGAGGAAAGATAAGAACTTTATTAGGTCGTGCGTGTCATTTTGATCTTTGGCAGCCTGTACAATTTGGTGTATTTAAACCTTTACCTTTGGAGTTAGCACGAAAAGAATATGATGAACCATTAAAACGTGCGTTTACTTACAAAGCTTTAAACAAATTAATACAAGGATCTGCAGCTGATATGACTAAAAAAAGTATGGTAGCACTCTATGAAAATGGTATAATACCACACATACAAATTCACGATGAAGTGGATATATCTGTTGAATCACCAAAAGATGCAGAAAAAATTATTGAAATAATGGAAGCTGCAGTGGAACTACAGGTACCAAACAAAGTGGATTATGAACAAGGAGATAATTGGGGCGAAATTAAATAATGGCATATTTGAACGCAGATATCCCACCCATTTATTGCCAAGTACGGAAGGAGTATTTATATGACTTTACCAGACATCATGGAGAAAGTGAAGAATGTGTTGTCTTCGGTCTCACAAGTATGGCGGGCACCGCAACATTATTTCACATTATGTTACCAAACGGTGCGATCTTTTTTAGATTGCCTATCAGTGCGTTTTTCCAAAAATCGTATGATAGAAGCAAAGTGCCTGATATGTCAGTCGACACGCTTCAATTGTGGAATAGCTTCAGCTATTATCCTAGCGTGCATATGTTTAATTATCTAACATCACAACGAGGCAAATATTTCGGCAAAGATAAAAAAGAATACTATGGAGAGTATTTATTCACTATTGACTGGGGTCATCCAGAGAGTAATATCTTGGATTGTGAGCATAGTGAAATACCTCATGAACATAAGTGTGGCCATGTATTGGCTCTTGATAACGGCAATTTTGCAATTCAGCCTAATAATCGTATTCTTTGGAACATTAGTAACTTTACTGTGCAGTCCGATGTACCTGACTATAAAGTTCAAACTACAGAGTGGAATGTCGAAAATAAGGGATGGGTTACAGAAGATACGGACAAAATGTTCTACAAAATAGAAGACAAATAGTGTAAGATACTTGGCTATGACAATAGAGGTAGCCAGGAATGAATTACTATTTTACAGGAATATTAATTATATTACTTGTTCTAATGGCTTTCTTTATGGAACCAGGATATATACCAACTAGATGAGTAATAAACCTTTAAACATATCTGAATCCGCTGCCGTGCAGATGCCGATGAAGACGGTTGCCTCTCTGATTTTGCTCGTCGCAGCTGGCGTGTTCGCATATACGGAGCT